GTGGTTGTGTACCCGTATCCAAAGATTGCTTTATCTCCGCCATAGCTAGCAGCAGCAAGATATTGCCGCGCTGTACCGACACCTGTAGTATCAGCAGCTACAACGCCAGTGTTCGAAACTAAGTTCGTCATTGATAGATTTGACGATCCATTGTATCCATAGCCAAATATAGCTTTATCTCTGCCATAGCTAGCTGCAGCAAGATCATTCCGCCCAGTACCAACACCTGTTGTGTCAGATGCTACAGCACCGGTATTCGAAACTAGGTTCGTCGTCGATACGAACGACGATCCATTGTGTCCATAGCCAAATATAGCTTTATCTCCGCCATAGCTGGCTGCTGCAAGACCTTGCCGCGCAGAGCCAACGCCTGTAGTGTCGGCCGCGACGATACCAGTGCTGGAAACTAGGTTCGTGATTGACGCATATGATGAACTAGTCATTCCATAGCCAAAGATCGCTCTCTGTGTGCCGCCATTTAATGCGTTCACTACACGCCAGAACAATCCATCCCAGATCTCAAACACACTTTGTGCTGTATTGTATCTAAATGCGCCGGGCGGAGGCGCCGACGGCCGCTGTGCAGTTGTTCCCGCTGAAATGTCGAAGTATCCAGTAGATGAATACGGAATGTCATACCCCGCATTAGCAGTAATCGATTTCCACGTTCTATCGCCAACCAGAAATTTTGACGAATCTGCAGTTCCACTGCCTAACGCGGAAGTAGGAATAGCGGCAGTAGTAGTTCCTACAAGAGAAGTTGCAAATTTGCTCGAAGCATTCGGCGCAAAACTAGCAGTTGTTACTATTCCGTCTGGAATATCCGATGATGCTACGATCTCGTTTCCGAGCGTTGACATATTAAGAAACCTCTAGCACAGAAACAACAACGTCGGCGGAATTTGCCGTATCTGAAATAACTTTAAGTTGATCGCCTGGCTCGAGCACCAACTTCTGTTCACCACCAACGACAACTAATGCACCTCCAACAGCAAGCGTCGCGCCAGTTGATGCAGGAGTTGGGCCGCCAACAATGTAAGTGTCCGCAGTACCATCATACAGAGCAACGGAAACTCTGATGTTCGAAGCAGTACGATTTGCGACAGTCATTCCAATTGCGGTTGCTTGCGTTGAAGCTGGTGCAGTGTACACTGTAGTCGACGAGGTACCGACGCTTTGTGCTGTGTAGTTTCGAAATACGTTGGGCACAGTAAATCTCCTTGAGTTATTTGTCTATTTATGTGCCGTTGGCAACGGCATTTGTTGGAGCGCGCTACTATTTACAGCGATCTGTTGAGCACTCGATCTTACACTTCATTGACTAGTTCAGTATCTCGCGAACGGATTGTATTGGTGCGACGGAAGGGACTCGAACCCTCAATCCGCTAAGGAGGTTGATTTTAAGTCAACTGCGTTTACCAGTTTCGCCACCATCGCACTGAAGTATTCACTAACTGTGGTGCCCCGAGCCGGACTCGAACCGGCACGCCCAAGGACATGAGTTCCTAAGACTCACGCGGCTACCATTACGCCATCGGGGCAGATTGACACGGTCGTCACGACCGTGTCGCAGTTGTTAAGCTGCGTGCTGGCGAGCAGCTTTGATCAAAAGCCGGCCAAGAGCAACAATGCTATTGTCCGGAACACCGTGGTAGTAGAACGTCTTCGTACGGCCAGCAGTATCCGTCCGTTTGACGGTGTAAATGCAGTAGCCATCATCGCGAAGTTCACTGATTCGCGCGGCAACAGATCGCTTTGTCGTATTCAGTTGAGCGGCGAGCTGCGCCGGAGTTTTCTGCTTACGGTTAGTGACCAACGCGGTGAAGATCTTATCTTTCAATGTCATCGTCTTCTCCTTCAAATCAAAATTTCGTACCGAAGTACGTAGCTACTATCACGCATTCGACTGTTTAACACAACATTGAATGCAACGAACATTGCGCAACTGTAACACAGCTAAAGTCGCACAAACAACATCACAAAGATCAACAAATCTAAGCGGTAATTGTACTCGATCCTCCAACAATTGTTCCAACGAAATCTGTCCCATTGACATTGCTGACAGAGTCGCCAACTCGCGCGACACGGCTGTTTTCAACGGTAACGGTATCCGATCCAGTGACAATAACACCATAGTGCCCACACGTCGTCAAAACACGATCGCCAACTCGAGCAACAAGATTGTTGTTATCCGCATGTGTAATACTACCGCCTTGAACAATCACTGCCGTTGTACTGTATGGAGAACTGTGAGACGAGTTGTAGCAGATTCCTTGACACAGATCTCCAACGCGTGCTACTTGTTTCATAATTGTCCCAGCGTTGATTTGGGTTGTAAACGGATGTTGGCGCCATTGCCACCGCGTCCAAGAACCAAGTTGCTTTCCTATACGTTGTGTGTTTGTGGCGGAGGAGGTCGGAGTCGAACCGACAAGGCGCTATTAACGCTCGACGCTTTTCAAGAGCGGTGCCGTCGCCAATCGGCTTGCTCCTCCACATATTAATCTTGTGTGTGTCGATCCTGCTGGTATTGCTGCAGTTTCACTTTCTCACTGCGGCGAATTGCTTTGTTGGCTTTGCGATGCGCTCCGCCGACTCTGTTCGATTTCAGCAGTGCAATCACAATGTGATTACGAGGTTTCACAACATTCTCCTTTTGTCAACGTTATTGGCGGACTTGACGAGTTTCGAACTCGCTACCTTCGTCGTGACAGGACGACGCTCTTCCGATTGAGCTACAAGTCCAGTACACACTATGTTTGGTGGAGGCTAGGAGAATCGAACTCCTGCTTATACGGTGCAAACGTATTGTGCTACCACTACCACTAAGCCCCCTCTATCAAAAATTGGTCTCGCACACACGACTCGAACGTGCACCTTCCTGACCCCAAATCAGGTGGACTACCAATTATCCCAATGCGAGTTTAACCCAAACATATTGAAGTACACTATACATCCTAACCCGAGATTAGTTAACAGGGAAGTGTACTTGAATATGTTCTCAGTCGGCAACGGACATAGTCGGTTGATGAATCCATCTGAGAACCAAAACAAAGCTGCATCCTCACTTACAGCAAATCACCATACGGAGATGTTTAACAGTAACTTTGGTGCCCCCACTCTGAATCGAACAGAGAACGATCGCTTACAAGGCGATTGTTATACCACTTAACTATGGAGGCAGAACATATTGAAACACACTCGATTGATATCCCAATGCGCTTCAATATGATCTGTTAAGAACAGATCAACCGTCGAGACACGGTATTTATCGCCATCGATTTGCGTTAACGACCGCTACGGTCTGGAATCTCGTTGAGAACTTCCACCCAGACCATACCAAGCAAATCAGCATCCTCGCTTGCAAACTTAGCAGTGTACTGCCGCTCAATCTCGGCGATACTAAGATCGCTGTTGGTGAACAAATTGCGAAGGAAGTTCTTGATCTCACGTTTTGCTTTCATACTAATCTCCAACTGATAACTCCATTATAGCTCGCGATCGAATTTAAGTCAACATGCAAGATCATCGCTCAACTGCATCGGGGAACATCTGTTGATGAGCATCGAGCAGCTTGACAAGCGACAAAGCTGTAGCTAGCGGAAACCCCGTGCGGCTATCATCTCGAGTATCAGTAAGCAGCTTGATTATGTAGTCGTCCAGCTCCGCGCGGCCCCACAAACTAGCAATGTTGCTAGCAACGTGCGGGAACATATCCGCGATCGCGACGAAATGCTCATTTTCGGTGATATTGGTTGACTTCAACTCCAGATTTTTCAAGGAACTTCACTCCATAGTCGTTGCTGTACAAATCGCGATAGTAAACCGATCGGATTCCGGCGCCGTAGATCAACTTAGCGCATTGAATGCAAGGAGCATGAGTGCAGAAGAGAACGGCACCATCACCTCCGTCATTGCAACGAGCGAGTTTCGCTATAGCGTTTGCTTCAGCATGGATAACTTCATCTTTGGTTTTCAACACGCGTTGCGATTGATCGTTTTGAACCTCAATCTCACACGCGTTGTCCCACCCGGCCGGCGTTCCGTTGTATCCAATTGAGATTATCCGGTTGTCTTTGACGACAACCGCGCCAACTTTCAACCGAACCGCGGATGATAACTGAGCAAACCGCTCAGCAACATCGAGATACGCGTCAATCCACTTGCGTTTCATTTCAACTTGTTTGCTTCAATCGAACGGACAGTTCCACGTTGCTTTTGACGAATTAGTTCTCGGAGATGCATTCGAACAGCATTATCTGTCGTCTTGAACGACTGAAACATCCAACCGGAACCGTCCACTTTCTTGTAGAAGTTCACTGAGTATAGTGTTTTCATTGTTGCATTCTCCTGTAACAAGTATAAAACACTATACGCGATCTCAGACATCAAGTCAACGCCAAAGTTTGGAAATCTTGTTGATTAACTTGTGTGCCCAAATGACGTGTTGTCGATCATTTGCTGCGTCAATTGGGGACTTGGCGTCTTGCGAGGCCTGCCCCGCGGCCTCGCAGGCTTTTTTACCTCTGGTACCTCAACATTGCTCGGAGCACTGACGACATTGTCATCTGGCTGCGGATCAATGAATCCCGCATCAGCAACAACTTTACGCGTGATGTTTGGATACAGCTTGGTCAGCGTCTGGTCTTTTACAGCAATCAAGATCTTCGCTTCGTCCGGATGGATCGACTCACACATTTGAATGAACAGCATCTCTCGTTTTGCTGCAGTGAGATCACGGCGACAGAACAAATAGAACTTTCGAATCTCCTGAATAAACCGAGAGGGACTCATCCCAAGCGGAGCACTGTCCTTCTTGAATGGAGGTTCGCCTTCCGGAAGGAGAAACTTCCCTTCGCGTGTAAACGCGTGCTTAAACAAGACCGCTAACGGCCCGCCATTGCCAACTTTCTTGTATGTCGATTGGAACAACGATGGATCATCATTGATTTCCTTCAACACTTCGGTAATATACTTTGCCACCAAAAACTCCTTGTTTGTAGTTGTGTCAGAATTGCTCAATCTCGTCCAAAAGCAAACGACACTGATGTTTGATCAGATAGTTGTATATAGACATCTTGTCGCCTTTTGGCTTGCTATTTACATATCTATCAATGATCTGTTGCGAGATCTCTTGCGGGATAGCGTCAAAGTTGATCAGTTGATTGTTACGATCCCAATTCCGGCGCTGTTGATCATTTTCCCACGCATCACGACCAAGCTCAACGAAACGTGCGAGCTTTGCGGCAGTCATCTTCGATTGTCGCGCCGTTGGTGTAACGAATACATCATCTGCACTGAGAACGTTCGGAATCCCATCATCACCAGCTTTTGCAATGTGCTCAGCAAGATATCTAACTGGGTCATCGCACTTGACAAACTTCTTTTGAATTGGACTGTACTGCTCGACGTTATCGTATTTGTGCAGTTGTTTGAAGTCGCCATCAGACGACACAATCAGAACTTTCTGCTTCTGCTCAAACATCCCATGATCAATGTATCCATTAGTTTGCGTCCACTTGCATAGAGTAGCAACAATATCATCGGCCTCGGCACGATCGTTGTGGATAACTCGATATGGAAAGTGCTCGGCAATGTCGTCACGAATCTCACTGATCGTGTCAAAGATCAGTTTCCAATCGAGCTCGGATTTGTCGCGAACTGCCTTGCGTCCAGCTTTGTAATACGGGAACACGTCTTTTCGCCAATATGAACGGCCATCACATGCAAGTACGAGTTCTCCATACTGTGATGCAAACTTCTTGTTGTAGTACTTGACGCCGGTTAGGATAGCGTGGCGAATAATGTTAACTGCCGCGGCGCGATCAGTGTTGCTCTTGCTCAAATCCGCTTGGAACTGGAAGATTGTTGACAGCGCAACTTGGCTGTAGTCTAGGATGATAATTTTAGCTCTCCTTGTCAGTTAATTTGCGGCCAACAGAATCATGTCGCCATTGATACGCGAACGAGGCTTCGACGTCTTTGCTCTAATCGACTTCCAAGCATTGTTGATTGCACGCTTACCAGTTGACGACAGCGCTTTAAAGAACTGCTCGGGATTGCGAATCGTCTTGACACTAGACTTCTCAACGTCATAGTTCGTAATCGACGTTCCACTGACGCCAAGGTAACCGTTGTCAGCACCATAGTAAACGATCAGTTTACGTGTTGCAGTGTTATAAACCCACAGCTCGGTTGCCCCAATGATCTTCTCCGCAGAGATCGATTTCAAATTGAGCTCCGGATACTCCTTCATGTAGCTGAGCTTCTTGACGATAACGCTGGCGGGCTTTGCCTTGCGTGCACGAGGTTTACGTGCAGCTTTCGTTGAAACTGCGTGTTGATTGCAATCAACAACGATCTGCCGAACAAAATCGGCAAATTGCTTAAGACCACGTCTTGTGTACTGGCTATACCCCTCTTTCAATTGATCACACTTACCTGTGATTGCTTGATCGAGCTGTTTAACCAACGGCTCATAAAACGAGCCAATCTTTTTAGCAACGACTGCAGACACTTGATTAGCGAGCAGAAAGTTCTTCATCGAGAACTCCGTCCCATCAGCTGTGTATTGGTCGATTGCATAATCAACCTCACTAGCTAACTGCCGAGCAGACTCAGTAATCCGATCTTGAATCGACATACCAGTGCTAACACCAGTGCTAGCAGTTGTATCAGCTACAGTTGCACGGACGTTTGTCTTGATGTACTTCGTTTTGATATCTTCAATCTGTTTGAACACACGTTCAACGTAATCGAGATCGACATACTGCTCACGCTCGATCAAACGACCGATAACTGCGATCGGGCGAATCTCGAGATTGCTAGCTTTAGACAAAGCATATGCCGCATCGCGGATTTTCATATGCTTGACAACATAGTGTTCCGCAGCTTTACGATAAGCAGATTCATCCCAATTCGCATTGTACCAATTCAGAGCGCGAATCAAATCACACTTGAAGTTTTGTTTCGTTGTCGTCGGTTCGTTGCCGCGAATAATC